AGTCGGTGCATCCTGATAGTTTTTTTAACGGCGGATAAAGTTCCAGGGCGCTGATAGACGAAATGAAGCTACAACCCGTAACAAGCCATCAAAAAAAATTGCGGGGGTTTGGCAATTCTCAAACTTATTGCTATCTTCAAACTTTATTAACGGGTGATACCGAAACAGGGCGAAAATCCCGCACTTTTTTTATGGCTGAACCGTTAGCGGTAATTAATATTATTTAAATAACCTTTTGTGTTGGTTGTTAGATTGATAAATAAAATATTTAAATAAAAACCTATGATAATTGCAACTTTCTTTGAGACTACTTTTACAGAAGTACTTGGATTATTTTTTAGCTTTTTGACACTAATATTTGCTTTTTTTATCTATAGAAACTTTGATCTAAAGAAGACTCATAAGAATAAGCAACTTGACACATTACTTGAATTGATACAGGAGATAAATAATACATTAGTTTCTGTGCATTTCTGTAGTAAAATTCCTGAATATGTATTATCAAAACATCCAGACTTAGCTAAAAAGAGCAAAGTGACATTTGATACATGGTATTTTTCATTATTCAGAATTGGAATAGTTGTTAATGAAAAGCCAAAATATGAAAGAGTCTTTTTAACTGAAAATATCATGGAAACGTTTCCATTTCTTTCATATATTAATAATCCTCTTATACCAAAATCTATTGCTAATCGATTAAATAATTTCTATTCTCCTTTTGTAAATTTTTGCTCAATAGAAAATGCACCTGAAAAGCATGTAATTATTGAACTAAGAAATGAGCTAAATAAAAAAGCAATGTATCAATACCCTGACTATATTGATGCTTTTAAAAGTTGGGATAGTTTTATTAAATGTGCAAGCGAATTAAAAGTTGAAATCGAAAAATGGTTAAAGAAATATGGTTCTAAAGACATAAATTTTAATCTGTATTTACAAGACAAAAAATAATATTAACAACCGCTAACAAGCCATCAGAAAAAATTGCGGGGGTTTGGCAATTCTCAAACTTATTACTATCTTCAAACTTTATTAACGGGTGATACCGAAACAGGGCGGAATTCCCGCACTTTTTCTATGGCTGAACCGTTATAGGGCATTTTATCAAAAGTACGAAAGAGACTAATGCAATATTAACACAATATACCAAACCAATTTTGGGCAGAAAAATTCCAACCAATTAGCAAAAATTTCATACTTAAAGAGTAATGCATTGCTATAACAATGGTAAAGCTATTGGATATTTGTAAAAAACAGTACCAAAATATTCATATTTTCGATACTGTTTTTTATAATGTGCAGAAAATTATAAGGGTAATATCTAATAGTAATAATATTTTGCCCGAAAAAAAATTATTATATACTTGATTATATCTATTGTTGAGCTATTTTTGCGCTCAAATTTAATGCAAAACGAGAAGTAAAAAAAATATCATAGTGTATCATTATCTTACCATTTAAGTATCACTTTACGAAAGAACGTATATTATTTTTACCACATACACCGTAATATTTCATTTTAACACTCGTTACTTAGCGATCTAACTATGTGCTATAATAGTTAGTATTTTTTTAAAAGTGTGTGACAGTTGAGCTATAACTAGCAATGTTATAAGCATGGTATTGTATTGCACATACTTTACGTACTATACTGTATAACATTACTTTGCATTATACTCAAAAACCAAAAGATGTGTGACAACATGAATTTGAAAGGGCTATAACTGTAGTAGTTACCTGTGGAATCTTATCTGTAATTTTCTGTGGGCTGTACTATATCTGCTAAATTATGCGGAGTTGCGTTTGCGAGATGCTTCATACTCGGCGTTTTTGTGTAAGGCTTCTTTTAGCATTTCTCTACAATCTAATTTATCATTTCTTAAATCTGTAACCTGCTGTGTTAGTATCTTTACCTGTTCCTTTAGAGAATCTATTATACGCTCTTTTTCTAAACAATGACTACACTCTCCTGGTGTTTCTTCTAATTGTATATTTTTAGAATTTACCTTAACATTTATGTTATCATTTAGGTTAACATTTAGGTTAACATCATCAGATGTAAAATACTCAAAAGAAATATTAAATATACGTATAAATTTTATTATTAAATCAAGTGAAGGTTGTATTTTACCACTCTCTATTTGAGAAATAGGGGATTGTTTTATATTCAACTTCTCCGCTAATTGAGCTTGTGTTAGTCCAAAATGCTTTCGTAACTCCCTTATTTTCTTACTAAAGTCCATAAAATATTAAAATTCCTTATAAATAATTTGGATAATATACGTATTGCGTATATATTTGTCATTAAAAATTAACCAAATTTATGAGTAATAATTTGAAAAAACAATATCGGGGAAAAAGATGGCCTACAACACCGATGGTTGTGGCAGAGATTTGCGGATTCTCAAAAGAGCATGTAAGCCGCATTATGAATGGCAAAGTTAAGAAAGATCGCAACCAGGTTGTTAGGGAGAACTATTTATTCAGGCAACATGTAGATCAATACATCAAGACCCGAAAAGCAGAAAAACAATTAGAAATCGAAAGGAACCGCTTGGGGTAATGTTGTCACACACACTTTCAAAGCATCCCGGAAAAAGGCATGATGCTGCCCGATCGAATCGGGCTCCGGGAACTAAATAGAACCAATTAAAATTTGCACAAGAAACAGAATAACAGATAAACAAAATGAGAACACGCAAACGAACTCTGACAAAGAAAAGATTACACGTTTACCTTCGAAAACTGGTTCGATTTTTTGGTTACTCTCAAGTGCTGTTCTTATACTTTCCTCAAAGCGTTTCGAAGTTTTGCTTTGATAAAACAATGACTGATATGAGACGAAAATCCCTGAAAGGATACTCAGTGCAAGTAATGCTATGGCCAAAATATATAGATGAGATAAGGTTTGGTTGTTATTATTGTAAAAAGCAACAAGAATACCAAAAACCGTTGTTGCAACAAACACTAAACTCCTGTACCATTCTGATTTATTTACTATGTATTGGTTCTTTAGATCAGCACTTTTACTTAGGTTGTCTTCATAGTATTTTAAATTATTCATAACAACAATTTTATAGGTTAAACAATGGAAACCCCGAAGTTAATAAAAAAACTTGTAAGCCTTAAACATCGGAACAGGCCGGGGAGCAAACAGATAATTAATTTTTACGAAATATGAATTTGAAAACTCTTTTAACAAATACCCTGGCTTTTCTTCTGTTAAGCCTTATGTATGATAAGATATGCAGCTTTTTAGCAATAGAACTCAATATTATTAATATGAAAGTTCCTATTGCTCCCCTTAACAAGGCTAACATCATTCCTTTAATTGTAGGGTTTATTTCAATGAGTATCATAGTTTATTATTTAAGAAAATCAAAGGTAAAAAAACAATTATAAACCGTAACAGTGCCAGTACTTATAAACGACATATTATTTATTGAAGGCAGAAAGCTTGTAAAGAAGAGAATTATATCAAGTGGAAGTTTAAGAGTTGAGCTTACTAGGCAACGAAATGGGAAATTACAGTGCTGGAGGTATGAACGTTTTACACATAATTATCCTGATGAATTTATACAACATCGAATTGATAGCCGAAAAGGAGTGGTATATTTTTACTTCGAAAGCCTGCGAGATAAATACAAAGAAGCAATCAAGGATAAATTATGCAAAGGACATGATCCTTATTTATATGCAGTAAACAAGAATGAGATATTAAAACAAGAGCGCAACGAGCAGTCTCGAAGATTAAGGCTAGACTTACAAGCTCGTGAACTGGAACTACGCAAAGAAGATTACACCAACGAACTACCAAAACTTATTAAAATCAGTTATTCAGATGAAAATTACCTGATACAAAATGGTTTATCGGTAAAAGAAGCCGGGCAAATGGCTCGTACTTGCGGATGGCTTGATTTATTGGCTGCTATGAAACCTAAAAAAGCTCGTGAGTTTGGCTTTGAAAATATGCCTGCTTTCCGTGAGTATGTTTTTAATACAATGGCATCGGAGTTTAAACAAGGTTTAATCAAGTTTAAAGATGGTATGCCGAGTAATATTCAAATCTTAGGACGTTACGAACGTGATTGGAAAGATAATGGCCCTAAATGTATGCTAACAGGCCGTAGAGGAAATACAAACCGTTCAATTATTGGTAAATCTACCGATAATGAAGTACTAATGGTAGGCCGTTACAATATAAAAGAATGGCATGCAGCTACTATCATAACGATATATACTAACCCGGGAGATTCACGCAAGTTTGATAAAGAAGAAACATACCGCCGATATAAACGCCAATGCGAAAAAGCAGATAAACGTCCTGCAAGTATAGGTGCAATGAAGCGATTCTTAAACGATCAGGCAGTTAATGTATTCTGCATGGGTGAGCGTGACGGTTATAAGGAACTTGATAAACTTATGCCTTCGGTTCGAAGAGAAAAGCCTAAAATGTCGCTTATTAAAGGTGGTTTTGATGGATTCCAGGTTGATTTTTACAGCGAAATTGATGGAGCAAATATTATGCTAACCGTGGAGGCTCTGTTTGATTATTCGAGCGATGCCATTACAGGTTTTGATATAGGACTTGTTGAAAATGGTTTAATGGTTCGCAATATGCTACGTTCGCATTTTGCATTAAACGATAACCGTGGATTTATAGAACTGGAGTCGGATCGTGGAACAACAAACTTAAGCGCAGCCAGTAAATCAATTATCAATCGTTGTTGTGGCACTTTTAAAGCTCCTGCACCAAATTGGCCAGTGAATGTTCCTGGAAAGAAAAAGCCATCGAATCCAAAAGGAAGGCGTGTAGAGCGAATTGTAAGGGAAGTTAACCGTATTGCTCAAAATATGGAAGGATGGAAAGGCGGTAACGTTAAATCGGTGCGAAGTAACATGGAACCAAATCCTGATTATAAATTAAATAATCTTCCAAAAGGATTAGAAGCGGCCAAACAAGCTGTTATTTCACTCATCAATGCTTACAATCACGAAAAATTAAAGAATGGTGCAAGCCGTTGGGATAATTATATTAACAATATTAATACCGATGCTCCTGTAATATTGCCATTACAACAAAGCCTAATACTTAACGAGTGGAGCATTACAACAGTACGTGCCGGATTGGTATCGGTTGAGCTGGATAAAGAAACATACGAGTTTGATTTCTGGAATTACCTTGATTATGCACATAAATTAAATAAAGGTTTTAAATGCCGTGTGAGCTTTGATCCACAGCGAGCCGATAAAGCTTTGATTTTTGCTTTTGACGAAAAAGACAGGAATAATACAGAAAAAGACAGGTTTGTATGCGAAATAACCAAACTTAAACGAGTAAAAGAAGCTCTTTATGAGCAAACAGATGATGATCGTAAAGAGCTTGGTCGCCAACATTCAAACAGAAATAAGGTCATTTTATCACAACATAGAAAATACTTAGAATTACAGGCATCGAAAATGGACTTAGACATAGGTGATATGGACATTAAAGACGCTCAAAAAATTGTTAGCGGAGCACTTTTAAGCGAAGGAATTGATTGTATTGAAAGTTTTACCGAGAGATTTGGTACTCCGTTAAATTCTAAGGAAGCAAAACGCCAGGAAGAGTTTTACAAAGAGATGTTATTGCCAGGGATTAATATTCCGGTGCGAAGTTTACCTGCAGAAAACAACGAGTCTGAAAAGCGCAAACATCAACGAAAGAAATTTGCAAAAAAAGCAATATAAAAAACGGCTGCCATTGGCATGGCAACCGCTAAAATTAATACTAATACTAATTTTAAATTAAAAGCTATGACAAAAGTAAGTATTACAAATCCTTTAACATCAGAAACAAAGGAAAAAATTGTTTTAACTGTTGAAAATTACATTGAAAACCGCAAAGGAACAGCCGGATTTTTGGTTGACAACTTCTTAAAATCGGTTGAAGGCGTAAACAAAACAGATTGGAGTTATATGCGCAATCGTAACTGGGATAAAGTACGTACGGTAAGATCTGGAAAAGAAGTATTATCGAGTGTTAAAGATATTAAGTTTTTAAATCTTGGAAGAGCTGTAGGGTTGGAATTTGAAGGCGATTATTGGCAACACTTTAATACAGACAATTACATGATGATATGTAATGTGATCAGTGAAGCCAGGACACGTAAAATACCTTATTGTATTGATGGTGATACCGGACAAGGTAAAACATACAGCATTTCACGCTATCACCAGGAACGTTCGGCAGATACTTTTGTGGTACGATGTGCAGGTGATATGAGCGTGAAAGATTTTATTGTTGAAGTTGCTGAAGCTGTAGGTTGCGAAGCTGTTGGAAGTAAAGTTCAAGTACGAAAAAGAATTGTAAGGCATCTTTCCAAGAAAAATGATCCGGTATTAATTATTGATGAAGCCGAAAACTTAAAAGACGGTGCGTATGATGGTATTAAAGCCATGATGGATGATTTAAAAGGCATTTGCCCGATCGTTATTGTTGGAGCAAATGATTACCAGTCGAAGCTTCAGAAACTTGCCGAAAAGAAAAAGAAAAGCTTTCCACAGATATATTCAAGATTAAAAGAAGGTGGTTTTAACCGACTGTTTGAAATGGGACGTGAAGATGTAAGCGGTATTTGTAATGCTTTAAATATAAAAGATAAGAGCCTGATAGGATTATTAGCAAATTACTGTAGTAATATGAGAGAGTTATCGGGTACTATAACCACATTGCTTAAAGAAGCTGATCAGGCAGGACGCCCTGTTGATTCTGCATTATTTAAAGCTATTATTTAAGATGGAGGTTGCTATGATTTTGGAAGAAAGCTATCCATTTACATGCCCTTCGTGTGGTAAAATTCAGAATGTATTAGTTAAAAATACAGACACTTCGATAAGTATTTATCATGCATGTATTGGCTGCAATGAATTATTACACCTTACTCCGAACGAAAACAGCTATATGGATGCTGAATTGTGGGCTAAGCACTTAAATAATGTAAGACAAAGGAATAAGGACATATTGTTTTTTGATGAATTAATTTAAGCATTATGACCACAGACACTACACATAAACAAGTTATTAAGCACAGAATGCAGGCCACTAAAGGTGAGATTTGTAAGCTTTTATGTTTGACACCTGATGCTTATGAAACCATGAGGTATGATTTAGCTATTGCATGGCTCGAATACCAGGGATATTTTGAAGTAACAGCCCGAATATACATCCTGTCTAAAACATTCTTTAACTGGTGGTATCAGCGTTTATATACCATTGAATGCCAGTTTTTACAAAATTACTCCAGACGTTATAATGCCAATGTTCTAAGGAATCAGTACATGAATCAGGCTTTGACATTAAAATTAAGGCCATCGAGAATAGTAATGGAAGCCATTAGAAACGAAGGTTTACAAGCGTTAGAACGAAATCCTAAATTAAAAACAACTAAAATATTTGCAGAATGAAAAAGCCAAATAGAGAAAGAGAACTTCTAGCTGAAATAAGGCTGCTTGAGACAAGAGCCGCAGAGCGTAAAACATATTGCATGAACAATATTGATGCTGCTAATTACGATGAAGTAAGCCGTGATTACCGGGCTGTAATGGTAAAGATAGAAGCTAAGAAACAGCAGCTTCGCCAACTAAATAGCTCTATAGATATTATGGAACAACATATACGAATAACACCAGGAATAAAATGTGTGCTGTAATAAAGAGGAAAACATTAAACTCTGTAGTTATATGCGAAGAATGCCAGGGAAAAGGTATTGTTTGGAAAAGAGAGTTTAAAGGACATACAGAAGGCTATGAAGCTACTCCTGAAACATGTCCTTTGTGTAAAGGGCATAAGGTTTTAAATCGAAAAGTAACCATTGAATTATTCACTATTTAAACACTATTTAAACATGATTGACATTGAAAAAATGACTCCTGAAGAACAGGACAGAGCTTTACAACAATTATTGGCTAAGAAAGAAGCCGAGAAAGCAAGAATAAAAGATGATCGCATTATTTATAAAGAACTTGCATCGAAAGCAGTTGACGAAATGTTTATTCCATTACAAAATGCCAGTAGTGCATTATCGGATTTGAAAAAGCTTGTATTTGACAATTTTGCCCACATTATTGAGCTAAAAAAAGAGCTTTACGAAGTTAAGTCGGAACAACAAAGCCATACTTTTAGTAACGATGAAGGCACAAAGCGAATTACTATGGGGTATCGGGTACTTGATCGTTACGATGATACTGCTGAAGCAGGTATTGCAAAAGTGCGTGAGTATATGGATAGCCTTGCTAGAGATGCTGATAGTGCAAAACTTGTAAATATGATTAACTCATTGCTTAAACGTGATCCGAAAGGTAATTTGAAAGCAAACCGAGTTCTTGAGTTGCAGAAACTTGCAGCCGAAAGTGATTCTGAGATTTTTAACGATGGAGTACAGATTATATCAGATGCTCATAAGCCCCAAAAATCAAGCGATTTTATTGAAGCTGATTGGAAAGATGCGCATGGTAAGTGGCATAGTGTTGCTTTAAGTATTTCAAGTGTAGATTTTCCTCAATAAACCCGACTGGCAGTCCTCCCGGTTCGAGACCGGGACGGGAGCAAATCAAGTAAAAAGATTAAAGTATCAAGATAAAAGCTGTAAAAATGGAAGCTATCATAAAAGAAATTGAGAGAAAGAAAGCTGAATTATTAAAGTTAAATAAAAAACTCGATGATGCCGGGAAAGCAAAGTATAATTTTTTGATTGGCAAATGCTACAGTCTTGCTGCCACGTGCAAAATAAAGGTGATTAATATCATGTCAATTGATGAAAGATATAACTCCATAAATATTGAATGTATTAGGATTCAGGGAGGAAAACATGATAAAGGCAGAATTGAAGTTGATATCAATGGAGATTACGACTTGAGTTTCTGTGACATTGATGAAAAATGTATAACTGAAATAAGTCAAGAGAAATTTATGGAGTTTCTTTTTGAAGCTCTGGAAGAAACCAGAAAAACTCTAGAAAATATATAAAGAAATAATTCATTAGGCATGGGAAAAGATTCAGGTTCTTTAGTTCGGTATATCGATAGCGATGGGCAGGTACGGCAAGGAATAGTTAAGCATAGCGAACAGTCCGAAGAATTTAAAAAGTACAATAAAGTATTAATAAGACTACTAAACAACGATATGACGGTGAAAAAGGATGAGCATGGCAAGGAGATCGTTGTCTTAAAAGATAGCAGTAAAGTCATTATTACAGGATTTATAGATTAAGCAATATGATACCAATAGAAGACCAAATAGATTTTATTAAAACTGAATATGACGTAAGTATGGACTTGTACGAACAAACAGATTCGAAAAGTTACATTACTGATATGAATATGTATTCTGCAATTCTTAAAAGTCTAAAGACATTACAAAGTAACGATTCATTGTTACAACGAAAGTGTTTACACTGTGAAACTTCTTTTACTACTTCCAACTCTAAAAAGCTGTTTTGTTCGGTTAAATGCCGTGTTGCTTATTTCAGGGCAGAGAACCGACTAAAAGAGTTTACTGAAAAAGTATGGGGGATTTTACTTCAGAAAGAGTCAGATCCTAAGTTTGCAATGGGTGTGCTTATAGTTCCTGAAGATTATTGCCCTTACGCAGTTGAATACAAAGGTAATGTATACGAAGGTAAAACAACACGTGAGATATTAACTAAACTAAAAAAAGCATGAGTTTAGACCCACAAAAAATACAACGCTTCCACACACTAATGCACCGATGCAACCTGATAGATCAGAAGGAACATATATTAACCGGGCAGGGAGTTGAAAGCACTAAGGATTTAACCGAAATGCAACTGGATGGATTAATAGCCTGGTTAAATTCATTACTTCAATGGAGTGAGCTTAAAGACTACCAGTTTGCCACTTTCGACAATTCTAACAAACAGCACAGGTATTTACTAAGCTTATGCCAGGAATACGGATGGACTGTTTTTAACCAAAAGTTAAAACGTGAAGTGGCTGATCTTAACAGGTTAGGTGCGTGGATCAGAAAGTGTAGTGCTGCTAAAAAACCGCTTTTACAGCAAGATACTAAAGAAGTACAAAAGACTGTATACCAGTTTGAGCAAATGGTTAAGAAACATTTTAGTTAATTAAAAATTATGAGTAAAAAATCTAAAATGACAAATGAACAGCTTGCCAGTAAGTGGATAAAAGAACTTGAAGAAGCAGGTTATACTCCCGACCATATGATAAAAATTTTCAGAATGGCAGGTGAGATATATAAACAAAGAAGATATACTGAAAAACAAAAAAAATGCAATCATAGTATGATCTTAAAACCGGAGGCTCTACTTGTACTTATTGTGGTTGGATGTCTTAATAAATTATCAATTAATAATTATGAATATAGATAGATTATACACATTAAGTCAATTTATTGATTATTTAAAATCATTGACCACAAAAGAGTTTTGTGAATTATTTGGCACTGAAGTTCCAACTGTAAGAGAAGGCGTTTGTGGTATTTACAGAGTAGATGCTATTCAACTAAATCTAATAAAAGATTATAACACTTTTCTAAAACAACCATTAAAGAAAGAAATGTTTGTTAATGAAATTGAGTATCCGATTGATATATATTACAGACCAGATGAAGGGTGTCAAAAATGTCCACAAGAACATTATTTATCTGATTTAGAAGAATGGCAAAGTGCTGAAAAGAAAGTGATTTTTAACGAAAACGATTGGCATTATGAACAGTTATTTGATAGATCAGTTGGAATTTGGATTAAAGATCATTTCTTCAATTTTAAAGTAAATTCAAGCTTATTCGATTTAGCTGAAAAAACCAAAGGACAATTAAAACTAAATAATATTAGCCTATGACACACGAAGAAACAAGATTTTTAATGATTTGCCTTGCATTGATTGTGATCTTTGCCTGGCTATTGTGGTTTCAGATTCGCCGTTTGCGTATCGAAAAACCCAGCGAAACAATTGTTATAACCCGAAAAACTATTCATGCATGAAAGAGTACATGTTTACATCTGCAACCTTTGAGGGATACTTAAAGTTTGGGTATGATTCTGAAGGTGTCCTGGTTAAATTCGAAAACAGTGCCTTGCTCGATACGATTCAGCTGGTGTACTTATCGAAGAATTTTCCGTTTTCTGAAAGCGAACTTCCCGAAAAGCTTAATAAAGGCAAGATAGTTGAATGCACCGATTTAAGTTTTGAACGTTTTTGGGAGGAATACGGATATAAAAAAGACAAAATATCTGCTGAAGCTCACTGGCGCAAAATGCCAGATGATGAAAAGGCAAAAGCTATATCAGCGATTAAGCGATATAAATACGATTGCAAAAAATATAATCGTGATATGATTTATGCCGTAAGGTATTTAAAGAATATGCGATATATGGACGAATAGTTTAATTAAAAATGAATAACTAATAATTAAAAATGATGAATAAAAAAGACGAAAAGATTATTAAAGATGCCAGGAAAAACAACATTCCCGTATTTGTTTTAACTGCTAAAGACTCTGTGGCTGTTGAAGCAATGCGTGAGTACATGGAAGTATGCTCATTTGTAAACTGCCCGAAAGATCACATTAACGGAGTGTACGAACGAATTAAGGAGTTTGAAGACTGGCAGCACAAAAATGAACGTTTAGTTTCGAAACCTGATTAATTAATAAGTAAAAAATTGCAATATTTTTAAAAAAGCTTAATATTTTTGAAGAAGCAACAGGTTTAATTATGGCTTATAATCGTGAAAATTTCTTAAAAGGTGTACTTATTGTTCAGGATATTTATCTGCAGCATAGTGATAGCGGACTAAATAACCGTGAAATCTTTAAACGTTATGTAAATCCAAGCTACCCTATGACAGAACGTACATTTTATGAGTATTTAGCCATAAACGCCCGTAAAGAATTAAAGGAATTACAAGAAGTAAAAAGGCTACAAATGAGCCTGTTTTAACTATAATTAATGCAGAAAAGTATTATTAATCAAATAAAAAAGGATAAAGTAAAATGAATAAAAAAAACAAACAAAAGGGAAATGAATCTACATTGCTTAATAAATTGGCAGTTTATGCAGTTATAATAGGTGTTATTTTTTTAGTGATTTACATTCCTGCACAAATCATTAAAGGTAATAGGGCAGATAAAATAAGAGAAGCGGAAAAACAAGCAAGATTAGAGATTATAAAAAAGTTTGATGAAATAAACGTTGAAAGAAATGCCCCTTACAAGATTTCTGTAGATATTATGCTAAGGGATGAAGTTACTGAAAGTGAACTTAAGGAAATTGCAAATTTGATCTATTATGATAAAACAGGAGAAAACTACGATCGTATATTTATACGCTACTTTCTTTGGAACCAGACAATAAATGATATTCCCTGGGCTACTGCAAATTTTGAACCCGATTTAAGAATTAAATTTAACTAACAAATATCGTTTAAACAGTATTTAAACATAAAAAAGCTCCTTAAATTAGGAGCTTTTTTTATGGTTCATACTCAACATATCCCTTGAATTTAAACAATGCCGTAAACTTTCCGTTTTGTTTTTTAAAGCTCTCGCCTGTAATAGTAATACCGGAAATATAATCGATTTCTTCTTTTAGTATTTTATCCTTCACAGCATTAATTATACTCATACTTTCAGTAAGTTTGGTTAATACAGGTTCAGGAGTACTGCCTGCCGATCGGTGGTAAGGAGTTATATCAACTTTTATGGTAAAAGGCAAATCGCCATTATAATGTGCTTCGCCTGATTCTCGCCAGGGAACTTCTCCTAAAGAAATATAAGCTGCAGGGCTTGTGCTAATTTCTTCGCTACCTTCGATATCGATGTACTTTAATTCAGGTACTTCGCTTAGTTTTTTTGATATGCTTAAATATAATTCAATCATAATATTGGTATTTAGTTATTAGTATTATGTATCAAGATTTCATTATGTTGGTTATTCTTGTTTTTACTTTGCTGCTAATATTATTAATCAGCATAACAGATTTTCTGATAAAGGGCCGTTTAGGCATCATAAAGCCTTTACCACGCCCTGCTTTTAAACCTTCGTTATGTACCTGGGCATATATCTTATCACTTTTTATGGCAACATCACGATTTTCTTTTTCATAGCTTATTGAGTCTCCTAAATCGCCTGTTTCTCCTGTAAGAATTTTGCGTGTTGCAGCAGCTTTTCCCGAATTTTTTGAACTCTGCCTTCGCTTTACTTCCTGCCAGGGCATATCCTTTTCGCTTTTATCGGAGAAAGCTTCATCGTGAAATGATTGTTTGAAATGATTAACAGCTTCAGTACCGACAATATCCTGTACATCGTTCTGAAGGAAGTTATTTAGCTCATTAATTCTATTTATAAAATCTTGCATATATTTACTTTTATTTAAATTGTACGATATGTTCCTGAGAAAGCTTTTATATGGCAAGAACTATGTTTTTTTATTCATATTAGACAGCCTATTAAAATGTTTCCAAAACAGCGATTACATAGACAATAAGCTATTCTACGATGGCTCTGATAAACTGCCACACTTTAATCAAGCTATTGATAAGCTTGTTAAAGAGGGGTTGCTTGAGATTAGTTCTCATGGTGTCGGTATCACTCTCCCGGGAAAAATGAAAGTTCGTACTGGCGGCTTCCTTAGAGAATCGTTCCTGAAACGTTTGGCACGTGTCGGTGTTACAATTGGTATTATTGCAAGTCTGTTGGCAATCGTTCAGTATTTTAGTAGCTAATTGTACTTTGTTTACTTTAACTTTCCAATTTTCAATTACTTTACGTGATGTTTTTTGTTTCATTTCTTGACAAATATTTAAATTAAGTTGTATATTTGCATTGAAACCTGTTGGTTAAAAGCGTACCGGTTTGCTGAACCGGCAACTTCTTTTAGCTAGCAGGTTTCACCTTTTAAAAGGATTTAAACTAGATATTGCGTGTATTCTTGACACTTCGTTACGGGTATCTTCAAAAACATTTATGTAGCTTTCTTTACCCTTTATTGTAACTTTATAGTAATACCAAGATTTATAATTCAGTGTACCATCAATTACAGGCTCTGTATTTAGTAACCTGGCTTTTCCCATTACTTCTTCAATATCCGTTAGGATCATATCCCTGTAAGCACGATCGGGATGCGCCTTTCCTGTAATAAACTTTACCTGCTCGTTCGTAAATGTTATAGGATACTTCAGTTCCTTTTTCAATATTTTGGTATTATTACCAACAAGCATTTCCTTTGCCCACTTTCTTAGCGAGTTTCGTAATATTCTTTCGGTCGATTTTAGCACTGTTTTACGTGCTTTTTTGCCTGTTTTACTTTCGTAAGGATGTGAACTGCTAAAAAGCTTTTTACTTAAAGCAGGGTTATTATCAAGCCCTGGAGCAACTTTTACATCGTTTTCGGGAACATCGCCAGTTACTTCTTCATCAGTATTCGTAACTCCACACATACAGTTCCAGCTTAAAGGAGGTGTATGCGTAGCCCAAAATGAGTGATTCATTGGCAGTACCGTACCATAAAACACTTTATGTTCCGGGCGTGGAACAGCAGCACGGCTCGGAAGGTATTCTATGTTTGGATACAGATGCTTTGTTTGTTCCCACTTTTTCCAATTAGCAGCTGACCGTGCTGACCTTACTGCAGTATTATATTCCGTTTTTAAATGCCTGTATTCAGTATCGACAAAAGGCTGTGCATCCTTTTTGAACTGGCTGAAACTTTTTAAACTTCCATCTTCGGTACGAATAAGACTGGCAAGTTCGTTACTTTTGTGATGGTTTTTAAAAGCAGAAAAAACAGCATTATTATACTTTAGTTCCTGGACAAAGTCATAATCAGGATCGCCATACTTAACAATACCAAAACCTTCATCAACAGATTTATTTAACTCCTGAAAGGTTAACTTCCATAACGATGGGTCTATTCCATCAGGAGGAGTTACCCCTGAATACACATCAATTAAAGCCTGACTAATTAAAGCATCAATATTCACTATTGAATCAGATAACTCAATAATATCAGAACTCCCGTAAAGTTTATCAATGGTTTCCCTGAGCGTAACGGGATTATTCAGCCCAGGGGAAAAGCGAAAAAAGGTAATCTTTAAAAGCTACGTACCACGGTTTGTCTGAAAGCTTTTTGGCATCGGTTTTTGTTTCCTTTTCTGGCTTTTCTTTGGACTTGTCAGGCGAGATCTCCTTTATATCGGTATTGTCTTCGCCTGTTTTTTGATTAACATATCCTGCCCCTTTTTTTGGAACAGGCATATTATATTTATTATAGAAGTATTCCGGCTCTACATTTAGCTTTGCGGCAAATTTGAGGTCCATTTCGAAACGTTTTTCGATCGGAATGGAATCTTCTTCTTCGTAAGCAAAGTGCCCGCCTTCAACATTGTAACCGTAGTTTGTAAGTATTCGTTTAAATTTCTCATTAAGTATCCGTATTACAAATCGTTTATCAGCTTTAGCAATTCCTTCTTCGCTTTTTGCATGGACTTCGCCTTTGTAATTACCACCTTTTGAATCGGTAGTCATGGTATTGTGCAATATAAGCTTACTCATTTGGGCATCACATAACTCTTCCAATCCGATAAATAGATCGTTCGATGCGCTTTTTGTGTTCGTATCATGAAGTTTGAACTCGGCATTACGTGGGCGTACAACAAACTGAGAAGCACCTGTTTCACGTGCTGCTTTTTCTAAGGCAGGCTTGGTAGTAACATCATCGTAAATATATTCCCTGAATGGATTTCCGAAGCTTTCTGCAAACAAAGCATAATCAGTAACTCCGCCTTTTTTGTAAATTACCCAAATGGCAGCAGATGCAAGTAAACCCATATCTTTTGGTTTGCCTACTTCAATTACATAATTATTCACTGGCTCAATGTTGTATGGTTCGCCATACATATCATAGGCTTGTCTGAGTACTTCCTTGCGTATTGGGTTTACATGTGCCCGGTCGATTAATGTGTAATTAATAGCAGTACCTTCAATATTGTTATACCAAAGCAGCGAATGACCAAAAAAACGAGAGTCAAGATAGTCCTTTATCATTTCCTCGGCAGCTTCTGTTTCCATCATGCTACAGATTTGTTCATTTTCAGAGCCATCGGCGTTAAAGAACTTGATGCGTGAATTTGTTACTTTTGACCTTCGTTTACCAATTAAACTAATCAGGTGGGCATCTAAAATAATCTCACGACATAAGTCGTAGTATTTTTTTCGATTAGGATAGTAGATATTTTCAAATGCTTTAATTGCGGTGCGCCACTCTTCAATGCCTTTATAACTTCTATCGATAGGTGAAAGTATAATGGCAGGCATTTCAGCCTTCTTATTTGATTTTACATAAGCCATAATTAATATCTTTTGCTATTAGTTCCTGAAATAATTTCACTTAAAGATTCGTCTTCGGTATTTGTTTCGGTAAGTAGCGGAATTCCTGATAAACGAATTTCTCCTTTACGAATGTCCTTAAGGTCTGATTTGGCATAATCGTACCGCTCACGCCTTATTACGGGCACTTCTTCCAATACGCTATGAATATGGTATAATGCAACATCTATTACAATGCCCAATATAGTTTGCTCCCTGCTGTCGTCAATCTGAGCCCATAATACTGCAGTATCGTATTTTTGATTCAAATACCCGTCCACTTCTTTTATTGCCCTGCCAATATTCCGGTTAATAAAACCTGAATCTTCACGGGATACAGCATGTAACACTTCGTTGTAAATACTTTGTCCTAAATCTTCTTCTGTTATGAACATATTTTAAAATTTAAATTTTACCATTTCTTAGTCCTTCTTTCATTGCCGTATGTTGTCTTTTGATCCGGGTCACCTGGAGCAAACATTTCGTTTAGTTTAAAAATCGCACCTTCGTCAGCATCAGGAGCATCATCGTGCGTTTTATAGCCCGGCTCAATTCCCTTTAACTGTGCAGTACCTTCCTGCATATCGTTTGAACTTTTATCACGCTCGTTGTAAATGATCCTGCCTTGCTGATAGTATGGCAACAGAGTAAGTATTCGCTTGTATTTGTTTGGTTTATTCCGATCATCGGTTATTAAAGGAATATCCCATTTGTATTTCTTTTTAAGCTGTTTATAAACCATTTGCAGGGCATCGTTCCAAAACTGGCTTTCGTACCAAAATATAAGACTTACACCGGAAGGTACTAATGAATGAAAAAGAAACATCCATTCAATGGCATCGTACATTTTACACTGACGAACGAAAGATTTAATTAGATAGTAGTAATCGCCTTTTTTACCCCAAACACGAATGGCGTTATAATCGGCAGTATCTTTTTCAGAATATGCTACATCCCAATAAGCCAGTACGTGATCGTAATGGTCTATACGTGGTGTCTTTTCCCATCTGAAAAGTTTATCGGTAAATATTTTACCTTCGGTATGTGGTTCCTGGTTGTATTCAGCCTGACATGCTAATGTGCCTAATTCTTTGATCTGAGTTTCCCAATATTCTTTAGGATACATTTCAGGCCATGTTGATTCAAGTGTAGCCGGATCGTAAGCTTTTAGATGGTGAACGAACCAAGTTGGATGTTTTTCCTGCAGGATGGTTTGAATCATCCGTTTAGCCCAACGGTTATTTGAATAAAGAAATCGCCTGAACTTACCTGTCATGGTAGGTATTAATGAGCGTTCAATCCATTTTGCCTGACTATCCTGTCGTTGCGGATTGTTATTAATTTCTTCTGTTTCCATATCGTCCGCATTAATCAGGTCAGGACGGCGATTACCTACACGTAATCCCCTTACTTTTTGTCCAACACCTAAGGCACGTCCGATATACCCGTTAGCTGTAATAAAGTATCCACGTTCCCACTTTTTACCAATGACTTTTTGTTCTCCAAAATCACGTATGATTTTTTGGTTTGCTTCAAGTTCGGCACGCAAGTCATCTAATAAGTCAGATGCGGCATCAAAGCAGTTTGATATTTGAAGATAGTACCAGCTTTGATCGTTAATATGCAACCAGAAAGGAATAAATATGGTACAATGAACTGATTTTGCAAAACCCCTTGGCCATTCAGCAAAACCTTTAAACGTTTTATGTCGTTTTACTTTTTCGGCAAGCTCTATTTGAAAATCACCGCATTCGCAATCGGCAATGTGCGAAAAGTACGTTTTTACCATATACCGATAATCTTTCTTAGTCCTTTCGATACGTGCGGTTTTAGAATCCTTGGTATCTTCTATTTCATCCAGCGTAACACTCAACAGCCATTCGACCCTTTTCCGGTACTCTTCAATTGCTTTTTTATCTTTTGCAGTAAATTTCATTTTAAGGGCTTATTTTAGAATTTTAGAGGCTCAATCGGTAATTGTATTATTTTTTTAAAAAGGATTCATTAAACCCGTGTTTAAACTATGTTTAAACTGATTTTGTAATTTGCTTTTGTCTTCCTTCAATAAAGTTTAATAGCAAGCTCGAAATATCAGCTGCTTTGCCCGGATGATTTTTAATCAACCATTCAGTAACTTCATTAAATACTTCAATATAGATATGCACAGGACTATCGGATAGTGCTTCGATCTCTTTACGCAGCATGCTTTTGGCATCGGAAAGTACCTTGTCAGGAATTCCACCCCGGTCTTCAATTTCTTTGTTTACAGCTTTTAATTGTCGATACGCATCGGTAAGTAACTGTTGACGTGTTACTGTTTGGGCTTCCTTTAAAGCATCCCAGTCGTATTTGTCAATCCATGCCCTGAGCGTTTTTTCTGTTATACCAACAATTTCACATATCTCTTTTCTGCTAAGATACCCCCTTGTATATAATGATTGAGCCAGAGCTCTTTTTTCGTCAAACTTACTCATGTTGTTTTTAGACAAAAATGAAGCGAAAATAGGATGAAATCTAAAAAGTATGAAAGCCTTTCGGAGAAGTATGAAAGCCTATCTGACAAGCTTGGAACGTGCCATTTATGAAGTTATTATTGCTTTCTAATCAAGCACGAAATAGTGCAACAATATTAAAGCTAAAAACATGAAAAAACAAAATTTTTAACGAAGCATGACATCTTTTAAAGTTAGTGATGAGACTGTAAATAGTTACGGAATAAGGGTTCTAAGTTCAGGCGGTGATTTTTCACAATTTGAAAAGAACCCCATAATGCTTTATGATCATGATGATTATAAACGTCTGCCTATCGGTAATTGGGAGAATCTTCGCACTGAAGGTGAAGAAATATTTGCCGATCCGGTTTTTGATGATGATGATCCTTTTGCATTATCGGTAAAAAAGAAAGTAGAAAAGAAAATTATAAGAATGTGTTCAATGGGTATTATACCACTTGAATGGTCTGATGATCTTAAATTAATGCTTCCGGGACAAGATGTTGCCATAACCAAATGGATACTTCGCGAGATAAGCATTACTCCTTTCGGTTCGAATAAGAATGCTTTTAAGCTGTATGATAAGCAAGGTAATATTATAAATCTAAATGAAAATACAACTTTTTTTAAATCAAATCAGAAAACAAACAAAATGAACGACACAAAAGACAATTTAAAGGAGGTGTTGTGTGCAGGATTAAATCTTTCCGACTCAACATCAGACAGCGAAATGTTACGACATGTACTAAAACTTAGTACAGATAATGCTTCGCTAACACAACAGTTAGCAACAATGAAACAAGAAAAGGAAAATGCTGAAGCTGCTGTTGAATTAAAAGAAAAAACAGACTTTTTAAATCTTGCACAAAAGCAAAAGAAGTTTACTGCTGATCAAAGAGCAAGTTATGAAAAGATGGAGTTTAAAGACCTTAAAGTGGTTTTAGGCGATGTAAAACCAACAATCGACCTTTCAGAAGTTCCAGGAAGCGACAAAGCAGGAAAAAGCCCCTGGGAAACAAGAATGGACGAAATTCAAAAAAAGTAATTAGCAAGTAACCTATGGCAATAAACATTACATCGGCGTATTCAGGTGAAGTACTTGAAACGCTATTAGTAAAAGCTGCTACCGGAAACGAATTAGTAGCAGGCGGTCATATCCGCATTGAACCAAATGTAAAAGATAAATTTTACATACCACGCCTGAAAGCAGGTACTATGCTGCAAAAACGCATAGAACAACCTGAAGATGCAGATAGCAAAGGTGATTTTACTGTGGATGAAAAGTTGTTGCAGCCACAAGAATTTATGGCCTTTACAACTTTCAACCCACGTTCATTTGAAAAGTTATGGAGGCCATTCCAACCAACAGGAGCTTTGGTATTTACCGAGTTGCCACCGCAAGCACAAAATATGCTGCTTGCCGAGTTAGCAAAAGTTGTTGATTTTGAATTAGGCGACCATTTTGTTAACGGTGAGCTCGGTGTTGGGGCTAACCAATTGTTTAATGGTATTTTAACCCGCATTGTTGCTGATGGTGACGTATTAAAGGTTGCAGGAGCTACCGGAGTTGCAATTACACAAGCCAATGTAATTGATAAATTGAAAGCTGCAAGAGCTTTAGTTCCTAAAGCTGTTAGAAAGCAAAAGAACCTGAAAATTTTCATGAGTGTTGAAGACGCCGACTTGTACGATGATGCTCTGGCTGCTCAGGCAAACAAAGGAAAGGATTACACCGAGAAGAATCCCGAGAGATATAAAGGTATTCCAATTATTGCATTGGCATCGTGGCCTAAGGATGTGATTGTAATTTCAAACGCATCAGCCTTTCTGGATTCAAATTTCTGGGGTGCAGTATCATTCAGCGATGATGATAACGTGATTTTAATTGATAAACTTACCAATGCAGGTGAAAAATACTTCTTCAAAATGTTGATGAAGGCAGATACAAATACTGCATTTGGTGAAGAAGTTGTATTATCCGACAGCCGTGCTGCTTAAATCCTGAACCGATATGAATAGTAAATTAGCAAAAATAGTTCAGGAGAACTTTAAGGCAAACGCCGAATTAAAAGAGCAATACATTTTTGACGATGGATATTGCTACTACCACAAAGCTCGTGCAATTGAAAGAGCTAATGAAACTAAAAAGAAGTTCCATACAGTTAAACGTGATGCAAAAGTGGATCTTGACACAGATAAGGCCAAGAAGCAGATTGATACTTTACAAATTAAAATTAAAGAGAATCAAGAACTGCTTTTAGATGCTGCAAGCCCTGAAGAGAAACAAGCTCTTGAAGAGCAAATTGAAGGGTGGGAAACCGAAATAGAAAAACTTAAAGAATAAATGAAAGATATACTTTATCCTGCCACCGGAGCCGGTAGCAGTTCCTTGGCGATGATTTTAGGTTTTATTGATGTTAACGGGCTTATGAATGCCTTTTTATTTGGGGCTGCCGGGGCTTTAGGTGGCGTAGTGATAAAGTATCTCGCTAAAATTTACAAAAAATGGAAAGAATCAAAACATTCTTAAAGAAATTTATTAAACGTTGGAATGAGTTTTTACCGTTCATTATTGCTTTGCTTGTTTGGGGGCTTGCAGGTTTAATAATTCCTGCTATTGACCCAGGTGCAGGGACTGATGATCTTGGATTATTTCAGGCTTTGGTTTTTGGACTTGTAATCTATTTTGCTGCATGTACATTCTCATGGATTGCATTGCGGTTAATATTTCCCGAAATCGGTATATATGTCGATGATAAAATGGGAGACGAATTTAAGGGAAATAAATCTTCAGAACGGTGGGATCGGCATTGGTTCGCACTTGTCATGTTTGCCATTTATTTCTTTGGTGCAATAATTATTTTAACAAATACAATTTAACATGAAAAAGATTTTATTATTAATTGGCCTATTATGCCTGTTGGTTGTTACAAAGGCCCAGCCAGTGAGGGATCAGGTGGAAGAAACTTATCTCTCTTATGTTGGTGTAAGGGAACTAACCGGACATAATGACGGGCAGGAAGTTGAAGCTTACCTGCAAAGCACAGGTTTAGGTAAAGGATACGCATGGTGTGCAGCTTATGTAAATTACTGTTTAATAAGTTGTGATGTGGAAACTCCTAAAGGTGCAGCATGGTCGCCAAACTGGTTTCCTGAAAACAAGATTGTTTATAAACGTGGTAATGACTTAAATTATAATCCACGAAAGGGAGATGTTTTTGGCATTTATTTTTCGAATAAGCACAGAATTGCTCACGTAGGATTCATTCATTATTGGAGACAGGGCGATGATTATGCTGTAACGGTAGAAGGTAACACTAATAATGCAGGATCAAGAGAAGGCGATGGTGTCTATAAAAAACGAAGGTTGAAACGGCAAATCTATGAAGTTGCCAACTGGATAGACACCTAACCATGAAAAAGATCATTATAGGTGTTTTGATCGGTTTTATCCTGGGCTTTTCGAGCGGAATGTTGTTTTACTCCAAACTACTGGATAAGCCCGAAGTGGTAAACCAAAACAAGATCAAACAAAAAGTTAAAGGTGCTAACAACAATGTTGAAACAGAGTACCAGGATAATCAAGTGATTGAAAACAAAACAAAAAAAAGGAGGAAAGTCAGAGATGAAACCGGGACATAAAAAATATTTTGACAGCTATCCAAAAGTAGATGAGTTTCACTTTACAACTGATGGATTAGCTTTTACTGATAAAGAAAAAGCTGAAAAGCATCAAGAGCACCTGAAAAAAGGTAAGATCGAAACGGTGAAACGTAACGAGAAGATTGAGGAGCCAGAGAATTCTGAGAAAGCTGAAAAGAAGTTGTCTGAAATGAACAGAGAAGAATTATTGGCCTTTTTATCTCAAACTCAACAGGATTTTGACAAAGCAACTAAAAAGAAAGATAAGGATGCTCTTGAGCTAAGGATATTAGAAATTGAAGAATCAATTGAAAAATTAAAGTAAAATGGGAATTCCAAATGTAAATTTTGAAACGTTAAACGGTTCACTTGGAGGAACTAATCCTACAGGAGACGGTATTTCAGGGCTTGTGCTTTCACATGAAGCAACTGCAAATATTGGGCTGAATGAACCTAAAGTAATTTTCAGTATAAAAGATGCCGAAAATTTACTAATAGCCGGATTTGCTCTCAACGAGATTAAAGACTTTTACTCGAAAGCAGGAGAAGGCCAGGAACTATGGATAATGATTGTTAGTGATACGAGTTTACTGGCAGATGTTTGCGACCAGAGCAATGATATCGCTAAAAAGTTATTAGTTAATAGTGGTGGCCGTGTTAAAGTTTGGGGTGTAAATATTGAGAAGCCTGGCACTTATGTAGCCGATCAAACTGAAGGTATTGATAAGGATGCATACGATGCTATGACTAAAGCTCACGAGCTTTGCGTAGCTATGGCAGCAAAATACATTCCATCGCGTTGCGTTATTCCTGGAAGGGAATGGGATGGTGAAGTAGGTAAATTAAAAGATCTTAAGACTGCAACTCAAAACCGTGTACAAATTACTCTTCATGGAACGAAAGACGGTAATGAGGCAAAGGTAGGCTTTTTGGTTGGTCTGTATTCTGCTATTGCTGTTCAGCGAAATATTGGACGTGTAGCTTCCGGTGATTTAGGAGTTACTGAAGCATATTTAACTGATGGAGTAAGTACTGCTGAATCAACTGTAAATAGTGCCGATACTATCCACGATAAAGGATATGTATTACCTATTAAACGCTTTGGGAAATCAGGATACTTCTATAATGATGATCCTACAGCTGCAGGCAATAGTGATGATTTTTCGAGCTTTGCACGTGGCCGCGTAATGGATAAGGTACAAAGGATTGCATACGAGGTTTACCTTGAGTTTGTAAATGATGATTATGCTGTAGCTCCTGATGGAAGTATCAGTGTAGGTGAACTGAAAAGGCTGCAGGGCAAAATAGATGATGCAGTAAATCAGAATATGACTGCTGCTAATGAGATTAGCGGATTCAGAAGCTATGTTGATCCTGCTCAGGATGTTCTTGCAACCGGACAAACCCGTGTGAAACTGCAAGTGCAGCCACGAGCATACCATAAAGAGTTAGTTGTTGAAATTGGTTTTACTAAAACATTAGAATAACATGGGATTTAGTACAAAAACAGGGCAATTTGCCTGGAAAGAACTTACTGTCTTAATTGATGGCAGGCCAATGATAGAGTTAACAGATATTGAAATAAAAACTGTTAAAAACATTGAAGAAATCTATGGAGCTGGTGACAGCCCGCAATTCTTAGGAGAAGGTAATAAAGCACATTCAGGTAACTTAGAGCTACTCCAAAGTGGTTACGAAGTCTTAGTTGAAGAAGCAAAAAAACGAGGTGGTGATGATATAACTGATCTTGAAGTGGATGTTATTATGAGTTTTGTTCCTAAGAGTAAAGATGCTGCTACAATTGCAATGAAGACTGTTGTTAACCGTATAGTTGGTGTTAAGTTTCCTGAAGATGGTTACAAAATGACACAAGGAAGTACTCATGCAAAAGTTGGAATTCCTTTTAAAGCATTACGCATCGAGCGACAAATTTAAAAATCCAGTCATCCGATAGTTTAATTTATCGGATGACTGTTTAAACTTCATTTAATCATCGTTTAAACGCAATAAAATGACACAAAAAAAACAAACGCAGTTTACCATACCTGAAGAGTTTAAATCTAAAGTTGAAGGTTGGAAAGCTAATTACGGAAAAATAAAGTACCTGGATATTGACTCTTTATTACAAATTAAGAAGGAAAAGAAAAAAGAAGGGAACAAAGAAGTTGATATTGAAGTTCCTGAATATAAGCAGGGAAGATCCGTTTTCTTTAGAATGCCTTCACGCCAGGAAATGTCTGCTGCCGAGAATTTGTCAGTTAACGAATCAGGGCAAATGGATTCTTACAAAAAAGCAGAAAAACTTATGGTTGACTGCTATTTAGGTGGACAGGCCACGCTTGATGAAATTTTGGCTGACATTGAATTATACATGGCAGTAGCTGAATTTTGCCTTTACAATTTAGTTGAAAGAAAAAACGTGAACTGGGGCAGCTGTTAAAACAGGCTCGAAAAAATATTAATGAAGGTTCGTTGACCTATATTAACATACTGCTCCAGTATCACAATATTTCTGATAATCCAGATGAATTAAGCGACAGCGACTGGGCTTTAAAGTATGCTACTTTAGAGGACATTCGTAAAAAAGAAAAAGAAAGGACTTTAAATGAGCTCGGAAGGTTTCTCTTATCTGATAAAGATTGACACCAATGGTAATGTTGTTTTGCCACAATTAGCTGCAAATGCTGATAAGGCAAATATCTCATTACGACGTATCGGTAAAGATTCAGATAAAAGCATGGCAGGATTAAACAATACTGCCAAACAATCTTCAGCTTCGCTTAAACCATTAGAAAATACAGCCCGGAAAGCGGAAGCATCTATCCGCTCTCTGGGCAATATTTCTGAAAAGAGTTTACAAAAACTCAAATCACATCAGGCAAATAATGCCTTTACTCCTTTAGCAGCTAATGCAAAAAAAGCTACGGAAAGCATCAAGCAGCTAAGAAATACAGCAAACAAAAAACTCCGTGTCAATGCGGATGTGGTTTACAACCCACAAAAAGAAATTAGCTTTGCACCAAAGGTTAAAAATCCAAATGGGATATTTAAACCTTTAATTCAAGATGCAAAGCAGGCAGAAAAAGCCTTAAGAAATTTGAGTTATACTGGCAATAAAAGCCTGTCTCAACTCAATAAACAAGCTTCAAAAAGCAAAGGTACATTAAGGCCATTGTCTTCTGAAGCAAAAGCAGCAAGTTCTCACATTAATAAAATCGGAAACAGTTCTAATAGAAGTTTTTCCACCTTATATCGTGCAGGCCAGAAAGCAAAAGGATTGTTGGGCAGCATAAGAACCGGATCACAAAAAGTAATTACCAAGATTCGCCAAATTGGCTCAACTTCAGATAAGAGCTTTAAAAGACTTGAACGAAATGCCAACCATAGTCGTACTGCTTTGAGCAGGCTTAGAGGCATGGCTGCCGGGTTAGGCTTGACCCTTACCACAGGGGCAGCAATGGCAGGATTAGTGGGAACCGGGGCAGGCTTTGAAAAAAGCATGAGTAATGTCCAGGCTTTAAGTAATGCCACCAAAACTGAAATGGTTAGCCTTACCAAAGCAGCACGTGATGCAGGTGCAAAAACAGCATATACAGCCCGTGAGAGTGCCGATGCAATGGGGTATTTAGCATTAGCAGGATATAATGCAGAACAGCAAATATCGGCACTGCCAGCTACTTTAAATCTAGCAGCTGCAGGTAGTATTGACCTTGCACGAAGTGCCGATATAGCCACAAATATTCTTAGCCAGTACCGAATGAAAGCCAAGGATACGGGTGTAGTTGTTGACCAGTTGGCGTTTACACAAAGCCGCTTTAATACCAATATTGAAGAAGCTGCTGATGCGATGAACTATTGGGGGCCTACTGCTGCAGCAATGAAAATAAAGCTTTCAGAAAGTAATGCAACCATAGGCTTGTTAGCAAACAACGGGTTAAAAGGCTCGTTAGCTACCCGTGCTTTAGGTACAAGTATTGTAAGGCTTAGCAAACCAACCACGCAAATGCGCCAGATAATGGATGAGCTAAACCTTAGTTTTTTCGACAGTGAAGGGCGTTTTGTGGGTATGGCAGGAATGGTTGATATATTAAACCAGCGCATGGGCAACCTAACCGACCAGCAAAAACAAGCAGCCTTATCGACAGTATTTGGAAGTGAGGCTATTCAGGAAATGAATATCCTACTTGCTGAAGGTGCAGGCAAAATAAGGTATTGGACTAATGAGCTTGAAAATGCTGAAGGTACAGCTAAACGAATGTCGGATACAAAACTTGATAATCTTGCAGGTGATTTTCAAATATTAAAAAGTTCAAGTCAGGAAGTATCCTTACAAATATTTGAGGAGCTTAGTCCAGCCTTAAGGGCTGTAACAAAAGAGGCTACTCTTTTTATTCGAAACATGGATACTAAGAAGGTAAGCTTAATGCTTAAAAAAACTGTATTGCAATTAAGAAGCGGTGTAATATGGTTAGGACAGCATAAAAGGACTATTATAAATCTGGGTAAAGCCTTAGTAGTTCTTAAAGCTGTGACCTTATCTTATAATGCTGGCATTAAGCTGCAGGCAGGGTTAACAACTATTGCAACCGCAAGAAAATGGGCTTATGCTGCTGCTACCAAAAATGCAGCCGTTGCTAATAGAGCATTAAACATGGCCATAAAAGCTAATCCGCTTGGTCTAATGTTAAGTACTTTAACTGCTGTGATCGGTGCAGTTACGTTGTTTAGAGATAGAACTAAGGAAGCTGCTTCTGCCCAACGTGATATGACTTTAGCAGGAATTGAATCCCAAATTTTAAAGGAAGAAAGCAAGGGGCTTGTTGCTGATACTAAATTGGATACTGAAAAGGTTAACTTAAATAGTACAAGCCAGAGGCAGCTAGTTCAGATAAAGGAATCCGCAATTGAGCGAAAAAATAAAGCTGAAGATGTAATTTCAGATTTAAAAGCTAAGGCAAAATCAAGTCCTGAATATAAAGAGTATGCAAGGCTTGCTAAAAAAGAAAAACAAACTAAGATAGAAAACGGCCTTTACAAGCCCGGCTTATCTATACAAGAGACTATAAGAAAAAAAGGACTGGAAGAGAAAATAAATAAAATGCCTGAGACTCAAACAGGTTTAACCTTAACGCAACTTCAAAAAGTAATTAATGATAATACAGGACTAATAAAAAAAGTTTCAGGATTAATTAAGCCAGATGAAGATACCAACTCTTTAACAAAGCCTGTATCCAATCAAATTGATGATTCCAATATGAGCGAAAACATCATATCAGGTGGGGCATCTCAAAAAGTTGTTAATGTTAGTTTAGAAAAGTTTCAGGATAATGTCAACTTTAATATATATGGGCAGATCGAAGAACTTAGGGATAGCATGGATGAAATGAGACAAATGTTTAATGAGAATTTAATGAGAATATTAAACAGTGCGAACCAATTAGCAAACTAATTTATGAATTATGGCTGAGTTTGATTTACAACAAATATATACTGCACTGGCAAGCTATAAAGGGTTGCCTTTTCCAATAGGTATTAACCAACTTCCTTCATACAAAATTAAGCAGTTTGAAAACAGGATAGGTATCTTAAAGGGTGAACGTGATATTAAAAGTATATATGGTCAACCTGTTATTATGCCTGTTACAATTGACGATGTGGTTCTTGGAACTGGTGAAGATGAAAACACACATTTAACCATTCAGCCAATGGTAGTTTTTGAAGGTAAAAAACGAATTGTTACAAATGAAATTGGTGGTGGTTCTTATAGTGGTACAATAAAAGAGTTTATCAATCTTGATGATTATAAAATAAGCATAATTGGAGCTGTTGTTAACCGTAATCAAAAAGAGTATCCACATGAACAGGTTAACATTCTTAAGAATTTGTGGAAGAAAAATCAAGCACTTTCTTTTGACTGTGCTTTAACGAATGATTTATTTGATTATTTAGTATTTCAGGATATCAAATTTAAAGAGCTAAGTAAAAGCCCAGGTATTCAGGCTTATGAAATAAAAGCCATAAGCGATGCTGTTTTGGAAGTCGAACAATTGAAAGGAGAATAATGCTTACACCTGTTGTAAATATCACTATTGGCACATTAAAATTCAAAGGCTGTAAAAGCTTTTATGTTGATAAAGATGTGGATAATCTTTCTGTTACCGGAACGGTTGAGCTTCCATTAAAAGCAATGTTGAGCGGTGAGAAAGGTAAAGAAAAGATCATGGTTGATGAAAGTATTAAAACAGGTGATATAATTACCATTGAAGCCGGATACCAGGAATATGAGATCAGGGAGATTTTTTCGGGAAACATTTCTAATATTGATCCATCAGACTCAGTTAAAATAACAATTGAAGATGCTGTTTATCTTTTACGTAAACAGCCTGTATTAATTAATGAAAAAGATATTACAGTTAAGGATTTGTGCAATATTCTTATTAAAGGCACTGATTTAAGCCTTTCTTCAAATACTATTTCCATGAAAATAGATGCATTTAAATACAAAGGAAATGCTGCCGGAGCTTTGGCTAAATTAAAAGAAGAAATGAAACTGACCTGTTATTTTGATGGTTTGGAGTTATTCGTAGGAGGTCAGCAAATGAATACTAAGGGACAGATTACAGCTATTTATGGGGGTAATGTTCTTAAAAATCAAACGAGTTATCAATACGCTGATGCCAATCCTGTACAGGTTACTGTAATAGGTAAAAAAGAAAACGGCGAGGAGGTTAAAGTAGTTGCTGGCCAGGAAGGTGGTTCTGCTATGACTTTCTATAAATATAACGTAACTGATGAAGAACTATTAAATACCATAGCCAATGATGAACTGAATCGTTACAGCTTTAATGGTTTTAAAGGATCGTTAAAATTGTGGTTTATTCCATTTGCAGAGCCGGGAGGTTCAATAGTTTATAAAAACGAGAATTACAAGCAGGAAACAGAAGGAACATACTTTATTAAAGGTGTTAAGTACAGTTTCAGCACAAGCGAAGGATTAAAGCAAACTGTAAAACTAGGAGCTAAATTATAATGAGCGAAGGTGATATTATAGAAGCTTTAAACCGCCTGATTACAGGGAAAATCACTGCAGCTTTTACAGGAGTTGTAACAAGTATTGGGGAAGCCGAGACCAAAGGAATTGTAGAAGTAGCTCATAATGATTTAACCTATGAAGTTAAGCTTAAAAGCATCATTGATGAAAAAGATAAACATCTTTTACCTATACCAAAGGAAGGAAGTTTAATCTTTTGTGTAAGCGAAGGGAATAGCCAGGAGCGTTTTATTGCTTTAGCATTTAACGAGCTTGACAAAATTATATACAACGGTGAAAACATGAACCTGTTGATTGATGATATAAACAAGAAATTTGATGTGTTTATAGGGTCAATATCAATGGCAATGAGTGAAAATGGTATCATATTTAATGAAGCTGCCAGAAACAGCTTTATGACTGATATTAACAAGCTTGTAGAAAAGGTTAACATCATTGAAAAGGACATTAATGCCCTTAAAGATGTATTTACGAACTGGACTCCGATTCCTCAAGATGGCGGTGGAGCTTTAAAAGGTGGCGTAGCTGCATGGTCTGGGCAGACAATTACAAAAACAACAGTAGATGACTTAAAAGACGAAACTATACAACATTAATTATTATGCCTTTAGATACTAATAGTTTAAAAAGCAATATTAAAAACAGAGTAAAAGCTGTTGATGTGGTAGAAGGTGATGCTCCTGCTGAAATAGCAGCAATTATTGGTGAAGAAGTGGCTGCTTTTGTTCAGCCCCTTGTAGATGCTTTTAATCAGCATACACATGCAGGAGTTATTACTGCTGTAACAGGTGGTAGTGGAGCTCCTGCAGTTGGAATTCCGGGTAGTACACAAACAACAACATCAACAGTTTAATTATGGCAGATACACATGATATATTAACAACAGAAGATGGGGACATTCAATTTAAAGATGGGGATCTTGTTTGGGGTGATGGAACGTACCAACATCAAAGAGAACTACTATCGGCAATGAAAGGAAGCCATAAGCATGCCCCTTCTCGTGGTGTGGGTTTGGTGAATTATATCAATGATGAAAGCCCGGAAGGAATGGTTAAAATGATTCGTAGTGAATTTCAGGCTGATGCTATGAAAGTAAATAATATTGAGTTTGAAGAAAGTAAATTAAGAACCGATGCGAAGTATTGAAACAGTTAAAGGACAAACTTTGATGGATTTGGCAATTCAGGAGTATGGTAGTTTTGAGGCTGTATTTCTAATTTTAGAAGATAATCCACATATAGCAGGATTAAACGACTTTCCACAAGGATATTTAGTTGATGGCTTTTGCGATTTTGATTTGGCACATCCAATAAAACCGGGTGTTAAAATTTATATCAGGGAAGACTCGGAATTAACTATTCCAAGTGTACTAAGACAAATTAACGGACAAAAAATAATTAGTGAATAATGGCTCGAGAACTTTCTGAAATAGAACAAAATTTAAATGATGATGTAAAGGACGTTTTTGATAACGAAAGCGTTTCGAAGGTTGCAGAGTGGAGATTATGGGTAGGAATATTTTCCCGCGCGACCTGGTCATTTGAAAAAGTTAGGGATATAGATAAGGCTTTAATTGAGAATACGATTACTCAAAAACAACCACCTTCATTAGACTGGCTTTACGAAAAAGTAATGGAATTTCAAGGCGGAGATGATGGTAACGGATTTCAAGGAGATAACCTTATTCTTAGTGAATCGGGTATTTTGAGATATGAGCTTATAGATGCTACTCGAAGAATAATAAATCAGGCTACATTAACAGAAATTCCCGATGGAACTATTGTAATTAAAGTCGCTAAGAAAAGTGCAGAAGGAGAATTAGAAGCTTTAAGTGCTAACGAGTTGCTTTCATTCACTATATACATCAACAGGGTTAAATATCCGGGTACAGTAATTAACGTAACTAGTCTTCCTCCTGATCTTATTAAACAAGATGTAATTGTTTACTACGATCCTATATTCTTGCCTGCAAATGTATTGGCTAATATTGAATTAAAAATGACTGAATTTAAAGATACTCTAGGCTTTAACGATAAGTTTTTTAACCAAAAATACATCGACTATTTACTAAAAGCTGAAGGTGTAGTATCTATTAAAACGAATAACCTTTCTTATAAGAACTATAGCAGCTCTGATTTTAGTACGATAGATGTTGTTAAAGAGCTGGCTGCAGGATATTTTAACTATCAGGCAACCGATGCCGAAACTGAACCTTCAGTAATTAATTTAATTGATGTTAATACACTTTATTAATGATACTCGATTTTGATATATATAAGTTTTTAGAGCGTATGCTCCCGGTGCATAAACGACAGGAAAATCGTTTAAAATTGTTTTGGTGGCCGTTAAAACAATTGCAAACTGAATGGGACAACTACAAAGAATGGCGTAAGGATGCTTTCTTTCGGGCTAATATTACCGGACAATTAATGAGCCTTGAAGCTTATTTAAATAAATATGTGGAAGGTGCAAATGGTGGTATTTCCATTATTGAAGAGGATGACCAGGGTGTATGGTGTGGATTAGAAATAGAAGAAACTGATGAGATGGAATTAGGTTTGGAAGACACAGAGCCTGATGACTATATAGAGTTGGCAATTAACGGAGAAGAAGGTACAAGTTTGCCAGTAAACTTTAGAGTAATCGCTCCTGGAACAGCCAATATTCAACAAATAAATGAATATGTTAATCAATATAAAATTGCAGGAAAATCTTTTGATATAATAAATAACTAACAAAATGAAAGTACAAGTTCAAGAAACAGGTATACGTAGATGGTTTGGAAGTGATTATATAAGCTTACAGAATGAGCTTTATGTAGCATTAGAAGGCTTCTTTGAACCTTATGGAAATATGATAATTAAAGGTTGTGAAACAAGCGATAATGGTGATGGAACCTGGCGAATTGGAGCCGGGCTGGTTGGATTATATTCACCATTAGCGGATGAGTATCGTATTTGTCGTGTTGCACAGTCTGATATTTCAAATACACATGCTGCTGTATATTTAACTTTAACTTCATCAACAACTTTACGCCCTTATAAAACAGGTGGTTCGAAAGCTGTAGTTAAAGAGTATAAAGCACAAATAAATACTGTTCAACCCGGTAGTGGTGAATTTTTAACCATTAACGCAAACGGTAATAATATTACTTTCCGTGATGCTATTCAAAGTGCCAATTATCGAATGGTTACAGATGCAAAAATATCTACTTGGGATAATATTATTAATACAATCAGGGGTGGTGTTAGTTCAGGTTATGATACGCTTGAGAAACTTCGATCTTACGTAAATTCGGTTTATAATAGTTTATTAAATCAATTTCTGATTCATATTCAAGATACGGGAGGCGAAGTGGTTAATTATTGGTCTGTTCATTATGAAGATTCAATATATGCTGGACATGAAACAGAAATAAAAGCTACTAAATTTAAGAATGGAATGGTTTGTTTAACTTTTCATAGTAATTTCCCTGCTAGTGATTTTCCAAATGCTGAAACATGGACGAATACCGGAGATATATTTCTGTTGCCTGAAGATTTCAGACCACTGCAAAACGTTGATTTTTATGCGGCAGGCTCACTTGATGGGATTACAACTTCATATCATCAATTCCAGTTGACAACAGCAGGTAAAATAGCGAATCGTTGTGCTCCGAGTCATGGAGCTGTCTATTATATGACAAATTTGTCAGAGGATAATATGGAACAATTTGAAATATAATGTACTACATTGGAGGAAGCTTTGCTAAGTACCTTAGAGGTAAAGAAGCAAAATATAAGGATATTGATATTTATGTTAGTCATAAAAACCTTATCCCTTTATTAAATAAGTTATCAAAAAAAGGTATTGGGCTTGTGGGGCACCAGGATGATAAGATAGTTTCTCATTCCGCCAAATTAGGCAATATTGATATAATGGTATTTCATCCGAATTTTAAATTTTCAACAACAAAAATAGGATGTTTCAGGGTTCTTTCAAACAGGACTCTTAAACGGATTTATAAATACGCTAATAACAAATAATCATTAAACTATGTGTGTGACAAAAATTAAGACTCCAATTAGTTATTATGGAGGTAAACAAAGTATGCTCAATGAAATATTACCATTAATACCGGAAGAGCATAAAATCTATGTAGAACCATTTTTCGGAGGTGGAGCTGTATTTTGGGCTAAAGAGCCAAGCCGATGCGAGGTTATTAATGATGTTAATATGAACATTGTTAATTTTTATGAAGTACTTAAACACAGTTATTTTGACCTACGCAAAAAAGTTGAAGCTACTCTTCACAGCAGGGAAACTTATAAAAGAGCTTTGATAATTTATAACAGCCCTTGGTTGTTTCCTGATATGCCAGTGATACGTGCTTGGGCTTTTTATGTTGTAACGAATCAAGGATTCTCGTGTAAAATTGGAACTTGGGGCTATGATAGGGATAAAAGGGCCAGAACAATTCAAAACAAGATTGATTCTTTTCAGGAGGAACTATCAGACCGTTTAAGATATACGCAAATAGAGCAAAATGAAGCTCATAAAGTAATTTCAAGCCGTGATACTGAAGATACTTTTGTGTATGCTGATCCACCATACATTGATACTAATCAAGGTCATTATGGAGGTTATTCTCATGAATATTTTAAACGTGATTTAAACGCTTTAGCCAATATGAAAGGTAAATTCCTGCTTAGTACATATCCTTCAGATATACTGGATGAGTTCATCAAATCAAAAGGATGGTACACTAAGCAGCATGAAAAGATTCTATCGGCATCAAACGGTAATGTTGTAAAATCGAGGAAAAAGAAAATAGAAGTTTTAACTGCTAATTACCCTATTTAAACACTGTTTAAACAAAAGTGGGTGGGGATGTTGTCACACACCTTTAAAGCACAAGCCAAAAAGCTACCCGGGGGTAGTCCCCACCCGAATATTTTTACTTTTTGGCTTGTTTTAAAATGTGTGTGACGATGCAAATATAATGAAGATTGTTACATTTCCTGTATCTTCTTATTATAAAACTTTACAGAATTTTCAGCAGAAACACCTAACAGTCTAACAAACAGGTCAACGCAATAATATGATTTAGGTATAATATCCTTGTATCCTTGCCATATTAGAGTCCAAAGCTCACTAGGTTCTTTGATATTTGAATGTGAAAGCTGTAAATAGACGTCTAAGCAACGTCCGTATGAAATATCATTTGCCCAAGCAGATGATTCTTTATACTTGCTATACTCTTCTACTTTGATTGGCGTTAAGTTCTTCGCCTCAATATCAGCAATAATATTACTTAACCTAGCAATGTTTTGTTTAGCAGTGATAACAGTCAATTGCTCAACATCATCATTAAACCTGTCTCCTTGTAATATAGCTTCAATAGTACGAACTGACTTGTTCGTGTGAAATCCTATTTGTTCTCGATCTTCTTTGCTTATAAGGGCTCTAATTGCCTGTAGCTGTGTTGTAGTGATATTCATATTTAATCTTTGTAGTAAATTCACTACAAAGTTAGAGCCTTTTTTAGAAAAACAATGCCTCTGTACAATTCAATTTAAGAGCATTTAAGCGACTTTATATTGTTTCTCGCAGGAATGGATTCGAGTAGAATAAACTTAGTAAATGGCTGTATGTGCTATTTTGTAAGGTATAATTAGAATTGTTGAAAACTTGGTTTGTGGTGAATTTACGACAGAAATATTAACATACCGTTGTACTTATTAACACATCCTTGCATTATAGGAAAAGGAGTATTTATATTGCAGTCATAATTTTTACTTTTCAATATAAATTATTTTTACTTTTGGTTTCGCCGATTATAAAATAAAAGTATTCCTTTCAAAATCTGAAATATATTAGCTATTTATTTTTACAAATAGAGATGGCTATTTAAGCAAATATATTTATGTAAACTATGTCATCGAAGGACACATATCGTCTATCCAACCTTGTACATCAAAGTTCCCACATTCTAATTGTAATTGGCATGAAGGATCATCCGTCATGCCGCAAGTCATAGGATCACAAGTCACACCACCTTTTATTTTCTGGCTCATAGATTTATCTAAAATCTCAAACCTTTCATTAACACCCATCTCATTATTAAATTCAGTACTAATTGAATTTAAAGAAATCATTTCTTTGTTTTTTTTCATAATTTTATTTTTTAATAATTAAGTGAAAAATAGTTATAATATGCTTCTTTAATCATTTGATACGTCCTGTCATGGAAAGGTAAACATTCTTTCAAGATATTATACAGTTCAAAATCCTTGTTTTTAATAACTGAAAAAGGGTCATGAGCTTCTGTCTTAACCAGAGCTCCTCGATTATTCCTTTTTAAAAAGAAAATGGATATCACAGTATTAATTATCCTATATACTACTTTTTTCTTTTCATAATATGTTTGTGTATTCAAACTAAGTAACTTTTCAATATTTTCTTTAAGTTCAGATATGAAAGGGCTTTTAAGAATTTCTCTTTTTTCAAAAACTTCTTCAATATTATTTTTTAGATCAAAAATTATCTTCTCAGAATCATATATAATCTTTGCATTGTAAATATATGCAATTGGCATATTGTGATAATTATATAGAAATGTGTAATTATGCGTGTGAAATATGCCCTTTTGAAAAGAAAAAATACTAATAGGTATGTCTTTATAGTTGAAACTAATAGAATAGGAATTATTGATGTGTTCGTTTATAAATAGTAAATCTATATCACTATTTTTTTTATATGTTCCATTTGCCACCGATCCAGCCAACGCGATGGAAGAATGCGGAAATTTTTGGTGCAAATACTCTATAATTTCAGAGGCAATTTCAGTATGCATTAGATCAATTTTTTTATTATGAAATCTTGAGAATCTTTTGACCCAAATTCCTGTTCAAGTATCTTTATTAATTCTTTCTTTATATCTTCAATCGTTTTTTCTGATATTTGAAACTCCAGATGATTTTTGATTTTCTCTTCATATAACTTAAACTTAATGTTATTTTTAATGCTTTCATAAAAAGCAATCAAAGCTGATTCAAACTGATACATAAAAAAATCAGGATTGAATAATTTTCTATCATCAATAATTTTCAATAAATTTACAACACTAAAATTTTCAGTAGAAATGGATTGTTTACTTAATAAATCTTCATTTAAAAGTAACGAATCTATATTTGAAAGTTTTTCCATATCTTTTATGATTTATCCTTAATCAAGTTATTATAAACTTTTTTAATTGAATAATTAAAAATCTGTGGAAAATCATCACAATTTCCTGGTTCAATTTTTCCGTTTTCTCTTCTTGATTTGATAATACATCCCCCGCCACAAAAAAGATTATACTTGCATTTTACACATTTATAATTACTAATATTTTTATAAAACCACTTTTCAATAGCATCAGGATAAATTTGAAAGTCGGGAATGTAATGTCCTATTTTATGCTCAGTTCGTCCAACTACATCCCAACAAGAATAAATATCACCAAAAGGATCAAAAATTCTATTTCCTGTTTGTGCACCGCAAAATGTACTTTTATAAAACAAATTTTCCTTTCCTAAAATTATTTTCTTTAGTTTTTCATAGATTCCATAATCCTGACAAAAAACATGTTTATCTATTTCCCCTTTTGCTTTTGTTTTATCATAATGTTTAAGAAAATCTAATTGATTAAGTGGTTTATTTTGATTTGAATTACACATTTCACAAACTTTAGGTCCAGTACTTTTTTCATTAGTAACATCTACTCGCAATAAAGCCCAATAAGCGGAAAAGTTTTTATAATTGTACCAACCGCGATTTTCAAAATAACTTAATAGTTCATTAATCCTTTTTAATGTGTCAGAATCTGTGTTAATTCTTATCACAACTGGTATTCCTAATTTTAATAAATGGTCAACATTATTTGTTATTTTTTTGAAGGAATCATTATTCTTGAAATGAGGCTTTCTTTGATTTTGGATTTCTTCAACGCCATCTAATGTAATCTGAAAAGAAAATATTTTATTAGCTTCTAATAAATCAAAATATTTATCAAGATCATATCCATTTGAAGTAACTTTAAACTTATGATCAATTTGTTTCCCTTTTTCAGTTATATAAGATATTAACTCATAATTTTCAGCTAAAAAAGGTTCACCTCCATATAAATTAATAACTTTTGTTGTTTGATTTTTCTCATGTTTTTTTGTTATTATTTCAAATGCCTTATCAATGTATTCCTTAGTTATAGTTCCTTTTGGTAATGCATTAGTGCTGTTTAATATATCATCTTCATAACAATAAACACATCTTAAGTTACAATCGTATGAAAGAATAAAATGAAAATTATATAATTTAAATTGATTCTGTTCTTGGGTTTTATCAATTAATTGTTTTACTAATTCTATTTCTTCAGTCTTTGATAAAGATGTTATATATCCTCTCTTAACTAATTTGTCCAAAGTACTTTCCGAGATACTCTGTAAGTTTCCTCGGCCTTTTAAAAATTCGTAAATATCATAATTTACTAAATCGAATGCTTGTGTATAACTATTAATAATTGCATAAACTTCTTTTTCTTTATCTACATTTACAGCAATATTATATGAAGAACTTCTCATAATTCTAAATTCAATATTTGGTTAATAACATCATAAATATAGAAAATAATATTTACTTTCTGTACAAAAACTATTTGTAATATTTTTTTGTTGGTGGAGAAGGAAGAAAAATTAATCGTAAAAACGCCCTATAACATCGGGTCTTAAAGCATGCGGGGTGTATTTTAAGTTTGACAATTTTTGCTATATTTGTTTCAATGTCAACGGGTGACATTGAAACGCGGCGCGCTCCCGCCCGCTTCAAACCCGAAGAACGTTATAAGCAAGGCGTCTAAAAAAAATCCGAATACTTCATCTCATCTTGACAAGTCAATAAATTAAATTAACTTTTTTCCGGTTTGACACTGTTTTCAAGTTTGAAACTTTATTTCATTACTGACAATTAAAATATTATTTCTTTTCGTAATGGTTTGACAGTGTATTTTTCAGGATTGGTTCGGTAGGTATGACAGGTAAAAAATTAGTATCCCAACGCGCTTTGCAGCCTGACGGCTGCATTTGTGATTTATTAAAGCATATTTGCTTCGCAAAAAAGCTTTAATTAAAAAAGTTAGCGGCAAAAAAATAAAGCGTCTTAGGTTTCCAGTTCAGCTATCTGATTATTTAGATACACCAATTTTGACTGTTTTTCAATTGAGAATGTTTTGGATTCTTTGATAACAAATTCTAAGAGTAATAATGACTTTTTATAATACAAGAGACAGTCATTTAATTTTCTTTGAGCGTATAATAATTCTGCTTGAGCATAAAAAAGTTCTGATAGGATTTCTAAATGACCATTAGTATAGTTATGTTCCTGAATAAGATTATCTGTCAATTTTGTTATTGGAATATTATTAAAAAATGTTGAATCTTGCTTCAATATATCATAATAAGCATTATCAATAGATTGAGACGCTTTTTGGAAATCACCTTTTTTGATTAGCCCTAATATTCCAGCGACTAATTCTGCAAGCATCTCAATCATTCTTAATATAAAATCTCTTTGATACATTATACCATTTCGGAGTTTAGTTCTTCAATTGAGTTATTCAAATCTGCTATGATTCCAGAAAACCTTTTATTAAAGTAATATTTTCCAATAAAAGGTAATGAAATAAGATAGCCAATAGAGAAAATTAAAACATAACCTTGGAGACTATTAATATTAAAATTTGATAAACCTGTCTTATCATTGATTAATATATTTGCAAAAACTGTTAAAATTGCTAATGAAGCATATGTTATTACAGATTCCCTTGTTGATATTTTTTCAAATTTGGTTTTAACCTTTTTCAACGAATCGAGAATAGAAGATGTATTATAAGATAAATAGAGCAACTTTAGTTTAGAATTAATGCTTACAGCTTTAAGCGCATAATAACTTATTACTAATACTAAGAAAACATAACCTTGTATAGGTAAACTATGATTTTTGTTATTCAAATAAAGTGTAGCAAAAATTGCAATAACAAGCACAAGAATAGCAGTTGCGATATTTGTTAAATAATCAAATCTTAGTTTTTTAGATAGTTTTTCGATTGTTTTACTACTTTTTAACTTAATAATTCGCTCTATATTTTCTTTAGCAATACTTTTATCAATGAGATTTTCATTTGACAATGTTTGCCATATTTTTTTTAGTTCATTTGTTTCCATTTTCAATTGAGTTTAAAATTAATGACTTGATTCTATTTATTTTAACACCAGTGTTACTTTCTGAAATACCCATGATTTCAGCAATTTCTTTATAACTGAATTCATCGAGATACAGAGTTATTATAGCTTTATCAATTTCAGACAATGTATTAATAGTTTGATAAAGCTTTTCTTGGTTTTCGCTTAATTCACTTTTTGAATCGGAGATTGTTATGGAATCGTTATACTCATATTTTACAAATTCAGGTTGAGTCTTTTCTTTTCTAATTATATCAATTGCAGAATTTAAACAAACTCGAAACATCCATGTTGAAAATTTTGACTGATTATTAAAACTTGGAAAAGCTTTCCATAATTGAATAATTAGTTCTTGTTTATAGTCTTGCTTATCAGCACGATTATTAAAATACAAACTACAAATTTTGTGAACTATACCTTGATTTTGATATAATAACTCTGTAAATTCTTTTTCCATAATACATTGATTCAATTTTGCCCTATAAGACGAAAATAAAAAAGGATTTCTTACAAGATAGTTAAGTTTTTTATTATTTCGCAAATAAATTCAGTGGTTAGCATTGATACATTTGTTGGATTTCTTGTAGGAAACTAATAATCCCAACCTAATTACAAACACATTGGCAAACCTTTTCGGGTTTACCAAAAAGTTTGCAATCCAACCCAATTTTGCCGTAACCGGCAATAAAAAATCCCAACCCAAATACTAATTTTTTAGCATTTCATGGATTGGTTTTTAACCAAACTGACAAGCACGGTAACTTACGCCCAGCTTATAACACGTGTTCAAGTTCAACGCGGGGTTTGGTAGTTTGCTGACTAAGTTTTATCTTAGTAAAGTTGTTCAACGGGGGACAATGAAACAAGGCGGAAACCCCGCGCTAAACTTAACACGGGACCGTTATAAATAAGCCGCTAAAAATTCTGTAAATCAAATAATTCTGTTTTTTGTAACTATAAAGTCTAAGAGTCTTTTTTTGCATTCTGACAGCTTTTGTAATTTAGAAAGGAATTTGCTTTCTGATAATGAAAGTATAATTTATTCGTGCTATTTGATACTGAATTTAGCGAGAATGGCTCGGTAAGTATGATAGAAAATTGTTTTAGTTTTTCCAACGCGCTTGCGCTCGTTGAGCGCATTTGGTTTTTTTTAATAATTTCAAAAACACTAAAAGCCAATTTCATTAACATATTTTCTATTAATTATTGTATTTCAATAAAAACTTATTATTTTTACGCTACACTTCGAGAACGAAAAAATTGTGATTTGAAAGGTAGTATTAAATAACAAATTAGTACTGAATATTTTATGTCAGAAATATAGGTGCTTTAATTTTCATAAATTAATATTAAATGATTATGATTAAAAAATTCACTATTCTATTTTATCTCCTAGTTTTATCTTTTGGATTGTTTTCTCAAGTTAAGGATGAAGAAATAGTTTTAAAAGACCAAAAAGGAAAACCAAGTTTAATTAAGTTTAAAGATACTAAGGTAAATTCAGATGAATTTGCTGTTAAATCTTTTCTAAAAACACAATTTGAATTATCGGTTAATGATAATTACAAATCAGAAGAAACAATTATTGAACAAGAATTTAAATCCGAAAAGTTTCAGCAATATTACCGAGGTATGAAAGTTGAGTATGGTATATTAAAAGTAGTTTCAAGGAACAATAAATTGAAAACTATAAATGGAAGACATGTTGAAATTAAGGAGATAAATACCATTCCAAAATTGACCGAAGAGGAAGCGTTAAAAATTGCTTTAGATCATGTTGGAGCGGAGCGATATATGTGGCAAGATGAATCTAACGAACAGTTACTTAAGTCGGACCTAAATGATCAAAATGCCACTTATTATCCTATAGGTGAACTAGTAATAATTGAAAAGGATTTATTTGGCAAAAACTCAATTCCTGTTCTTGCATATAAATTTGACATCTACGCATCTTACCCTGTTAGTCGAAACTATATTTATGTCAATGCAAATGATGGTGAAGTTGTTTTTCAAAATCCTATAATAAAAAATGTACAAGGAACAGCGAATACAAGATACTCAGGACAAAGAGATATTGAAACACAATTATCTTCAAGTCAATATAGATTGAGAGACTACTCAAGGGGGAATGGTGTGGAAACATTCAATATGAACAATGGAACAAGTTATAGCAATGTATCTGATTTTGTTGATAACAACAATGATTGGACAGCAGCAGAGTACCATAATACAGATAAAGATGATGCAGCCTTAGATGCTCATTGGGGAGCGGAAATGACATATGATTATTTTTGGGTAAAGCATAGAAGGAATAGCTATAATGGTAGCGGGGCTGCTTTAAAAAATTATGTACACGCAAATCTGGTTGCAATGGGGTATTCTTCAAATGATAATGCATTTTGGGATGGTCAAAGAATGACATATGGAGACGGCAGTTGGTTATGTGATGCTTTAACTAGTATTGATGTTGTAGCACATGAAATTGGACATGGTGTTTGCTCTCAAACCGCAAATTTGGCATACCAAAAGGAATCAGGAGCGATAAATGAGGGTTTAAGCGATATATGGGGAGCTATGGTAGAGTATTATGCAGCACCAGAAAAACAAACCTATCTAATTGGTGAAGATATCATGCTCACTGGCAATGCTATACGTTCTATGTCAAATCCTAACATGTATTCCCAACCTGATACATATGGTGGTACAAATTGGGTTAATCAGGATGGTTGTACAGCAACTAGATATAATGATTATTGTGGAGTTCATACTAATGGTGGAGTTTTAAACCATTGGTTTTTCATTTTAGCCGAAGGGCATAGTGGTACTAATGATATTGGTAATAGTTTTAACATATCTGGCGTTGGAAAAGATCGGGCTGCAAAGATTGTATATAGGGCAGAAAGTATGTATTTCACATCGACAACTGATTTTAACCAAGCAAGAGAACTGACTATTCAAGCAGCAGATGATTTATATGGAGACAATTCTGACGTAGTTTATCATGTCGCTTATGCTTGGTATGCTGTTGGAGTTGGTTCACAACCAAGTCCAGTTTCTCATTATATACAAGGTCCAACGCAGTTAACACCAGGCTATTCAGCAATGTATTATATTAATCCATATCTTAATGCTACTAATTATGTTTGGACTATACCTTCAGGTTGTTCATATAACTATTGTTGGGATATTACTCGGGGACAAGGAACGAGCAGTATCAGAATAAAAGCAGGTAAAATAGGACAACACGAAATAACATGTAAAATATATAACGGCAGTCAATATGTAACTTCACAATACATAACTGTAAATGTTCAGAATCCTTATGGAGGTGGAGGAAGTGGAGGCGGAAGTAGTGACCCTTGTGATGGTACTGATCCAGATGATATTTTAAAAATAATTAACGGGGTTATTTATCCACCAGAACCATGCGATGAAAATACTATCATGTATGAATCAAACAGTTTTGTTCATATAGCCGTATATAATTTGATGGGACAAAAATTGAAGGAATCATATAAAGAACAACAATTTGATATTAAAGACCTTTCTTTAGGGATTTATTTAATTAGAGCAGAATTGAATAATGGTAATGTAATAACAGAAAAAATATTTAATGAATAAAACTATGAAAAAAGTAATCTTTTTTTTAGCAATAAGCCTAATTTTAATTAGTTGTGATGACGATGAGTCTATTGCATCATATCCAGAATGTTTAGAATTTAGGATACAACAAGTTTTGGATAGTCCGCCTCAAATTCCAAGAGCTACTATTGAGAAATATACGTATAAAGGTGAAACTGTATATTTATTTAATTCATTTATTCCAGATGCACCACAAGTTGTTTATGATGATAGTTGTAATATAATTTGCGAGTTTGGTGGTCTAACAGGGAATTTAAATGATAGTTGTCCAGATTATTGGGAAACAGCTATTTATTTAGAAACTGTATGGAAAGATAATAGATAAAACAATTATATGAATATTTGATATTGTTATTTTACAGAATTTTGATAACTTATATCAAAATATAAAAAAATGAGTTGCCAAATAAATAGTTTACTGTTTAATATTTAATATTTAAGTGCAGTTTAAATAGTTACTTTACAAATAATAGAAAGCTCTTTTGCGTTTTGTTTATAATGCAAAGAGCTTTTTTATTGCCTTACAGGCAATTTGCAATCCCTTTTAAAAACTAAAACAATTTTGTGCTTCGTTGAAAATTATTACCAAACTGACAAGGTTTATGTTGCCGGCCAATTTATAACACGGCATCTTAAAACATGCGGGGTTTTGGTGGTTTTTTGACATTTTTAATTATCTTTAAACTTTACAACGGCGGATTGGAACGCTGGGCGGAAAACCCGCACGTTTCAAATGCCGAGACCGTTAGGCTCCATAGCAAAAAAATCGCAACACGATGAAAAGTAAATACTTATTTTTTGGAATTTTAATCTTATTAATTAGTTGTCAAAATAGCAATTTAGATAAGTTTACAGGAACGTATGTTGGATTGCTTCCTTGTAAGATAAAAGTGAATAAATCGGATACTTTGTACGAACTTGACTTTAATGACAGAGTAATGGTAATTCAAAATAAATCAAGAAAACCTATTTATGACAATTTCGAATTGACAGACCTTTACTACTTTAAAATAGAAATCTTAAATGACACTATTTCTGACAATTTGATTGGTAAAATTGAATTTGATATTGAGAATTATTTAAATGTATATGCAGACACACTTGACAGTTCATTTTATTATGTGGGAGAATACATTTACAATGAATCTTTTATCAATAACATTTCAATCCAAAACAATTCTTTGAATTTTGAAATTTCATTATTCAGTTATGGAGAAAAACAAAAAGATATTAAAGCTGGAATTCTATTTACAGAAAATGAAAAGTTATTAAATATTGACACAAGCTTTATTGGGAAACTGCATGACAATAATAATCCACTTTTTGACTATACAAAATCTGATAGATACTTTTATAAGCTTGTTCATTCAGACAAGGAAATTCATGATTACAAATTGCTATTTTATCAGAAGCAACGTGATAAATTAAGAGAAAAATTAAAGTCAGTTCAGCTTGACAATTTTGAAAAAAAGAAAGTTGAAAATTCAATTAAATATTTGACAAACCTGATAGATTTGTATGAAGAATAAATGCTACGAGAGCCTAACATCGGGTCTTAAAGCATGCGGGGTATAGTAAAAGTTTGACAATAATTGTTATATTTGTTTCAGTGTCAACGGGTGACACTGAAACGCCGCGGCCTCCCGCACGCTGTTAAACCCGAAGACCGTTACACATAATTTTTTAATATGAAAATCGTAGTTAAAGCTTTCTATTTTTTAGTCGTAATTATCTTGACATCTTGTTCTGAAAAGAAAGTGGAATATTTTGAGAATGGTAATGTTCATTTTATTGAAAGGTATAATTCGAATGGACAATTAAATGGAAAGGTAAAATACTTTCATGAAAATGGTAAAGCTGCTTTTGAATGTAAATATCAAGCTGGAAAAAGAATAGGTCATGCAAAGTGGTTTTATGAGAATGGAAATGTTAAATTAATTGAACCTTATGAAAGTGGTTTAATCAATGGAATGGTAGAAACCTTTTCAGAAAGCGGTTATTTGACTGGACAATCATTGTTTAAATTTGGTGAAAAAATAGAAACTTTTAAAATTGACTCATTAGGCAATAGAATAAAGACTTTTGCCAGAGTGCACAAAGATAGTATTCCTACTTTTGATAATTTCGTTTTTAATGCTATTCCTAATTCTGATTCAATTAGTATTAATGACACATTATTGCTAAATATTGAATCTGACGGAATAGTTCCATATCAAATTGTTCCAACAGCTACTAATGGACAGTTAATTTATGACTGGATTGGCTTTCAACATAAATATATTCCAAGAAGCAAAGGAGAAACCTATCTTATTGTGACACTAATTTTGAATGACAGTACAAAAGTCTTTATTGGGAATAAGAAAATTAAAGTATATTAAAAAACAATGTGTAACATCGGGTCAGCGTACATGCGGGGTTTTGGTGGTTTGCTGACAAAATATTATCTTAGTAAAGTTGTTCAACGGGTGATAATGAAACGCGGCGCAAACCCGCACGATACGCTACCCGAAGAACGTTATAAAGCCATTTTTTAATATGAAACACATGAAACAATATTTACTTTTATTTAGTTTAATACTGACGGTTTTTATTTCTGAGAAATCATTTGGTCAAGGTCAATATTCAATGACTCATATTGCAATTGCACCTCAAAATAAGAAAATAATTCTTTCAGAAATCTGGAGAAATTCGCGTGAAGATTATCGTGGTTATGTTAAAAATTCAAAGTTATATGAATTTCCTCTTGACTGTAACAATAGCAAAGATCTTATACTATGTGATAACTATGAATGGTCAAAAGATGGAAGGTTTTTCACTGGATTTAAATCAAAATCATGGTACGATTCAGAAATTTATCTTTATGAATCTACTGGAAAACTAATTGATAAAATCAAAAATGGTTATACATATTCATTTGTGCTTCCAGAATTTCATGTTTTTTATCGACAGCATGATACTCTAAGTAAAAAACGAATTTGTCAATTAGTACAATATGACTATAAGAATAAGTCAGAAACTATAATATATTCGTTTGGAGAAGACTATACGTTTTATAGTCCAGAAGACCATGATGGATTTGGTTTTCCAAAACCACTTGATTATTACTGGGGTGGCTTAAGGGGTGTAATTTATAAAATTACTAAAACTGACCATGAAAACTTTACTGGAAATATTATGGAATATGAAACTTTAACATTTGTTATTTCAACAAAAGACAAAAAGCTTAAATATTTGATTCAAGGTTCTCATACTGACAAGAAACCATTACCAGAAGATAAAATATTAAAGTCGAGTAGGTAAAGGGGAGTTTCACCCCTAAACCTCTCACGGAACCGTGCTTGACAGTCTCCCATCACACGGCTCTTCGAACTCTCGCAACCATCTCAGGTTGACAGGTTGAAAACAAGCTCATC